CTGCAGCTCGTAGGCGTTGGCGCGTACCTGGTCGAACTGGGGATTGGCCGCCCCTTGCAGGGCGGCCAGTGCTCTTTCGCGGTGGCGACGGGCAGGTGTCATGTCACCCCCTTATGCACCCAGGGCCGGGTTTGGCCCGATGACGATATTTTCGATCAGGGCGACGCAGTCGTAGTCCTCGACCACGTAGGCGTCATTGGAGCTTTCGTAGTTGACGATGCGGTTGCGCTTCGGCTCTTCCTCGATATGGCGGCGGCGGGCGCCGTCTTGCCAGTAGATGGAGAGGTTGCTGAGCTTGGTGATCAGCATGGCGTTGTCGGGGAAGAAGGGGACGCGCACGGCCTTGAGGCCGCCGATCTGCTTCTGGCTCACCAGCACCTGACCGGCCAGCTTGTTCTGGTTGTCGCTGGCGTCGTTGATGATGGGGAAATACTTGTCGGACAGCAGCTTGCGGCCGCAGATGACCACCAGTTCGGTGTCGTCCTGGAACCAGGGCTTGATCAGCTCGTTGACGGCATCGAACACCAGGGCGTCGAGGTTCTTGTAGTCTCCATCGGCGACATCCACGTAGATCTTGCCGCTGCCCTCGGTGCCCTCGCTCATGACCTGGGCCGGGGCATCGGTACGGATGTGCTTCAGCCAGCCGATGTTGACGTCTTGCAGCAAGGGGTTGGCATTGCGATCGGTGTCGGGCGCCGCGCTGGTGCCGTGCCAGCCGATCATGATGCGGTCCAGCCCCTGGCGGGTGATGATGGCGTCGCGGATCCGGACCTGGAAGTCAGGGAACTTGGCCCACGAATCGAGCTGGGCGTAGCCGATCATGGTGTCGTAGTTGGTCTGGGCGCACTCGTAGTTGTGGTCATACAGGGCGGCCGGGTTGTTGGGCTGGCGGTCCTTGCTATCGGTGTTGGTACGGCCCGCGATGGTGCTGCTGATGCCGATGCCGACCTTCTGCCCCTTGAGTTCATCCACCGGCACCATGTTGATCATGGAAAGGAAGGCGACCGACTCCTGCATCTTGGTTTCCAGGGTCTGCTGTACGCTGGGCTGCACGTTGAACTGCACCATGGCGCTGGTGATGGCGTTGAGTTTTGCCACCTTGCCGGTGAACTCGTTGAACTTCTGGCGGGTTTCGTTACGCATGGATGGGGTCCTTAGCAGTCTGTTTCGATGGTGGTGCCTTGGGCGCCGATGGCAGGCTGGCGCTTGTGGCTGAAATCTTCCTGGCCTTCCAGCTTGGCGGTGAGATCAGCCAGCGCTTTGGCGGTGGACTCCTGCTTGCTGGTCAGTTCGGTGATGGTGGCGGCCTGTGCGGTGAACTTCTTCTGCAGGTCTGCGTCTATGGTGGTCACTTCTTTGGCCACGGCTTCGACGGCCTGATGCACGTCACTGAAGTCAGCGCCGGATTGCTTCTTGTGGGTGGAAAACAGCGCGGTGACCCGTTCCATAATGCTGGGGCCTTTGTCGGCTTCGTCTTCAAACTCGATGACGGTTTCCAGCGCCTCGGTGAACAGGCATTCCTTGTACTGTTTGCGATCGGCCAGCGGGTTGGCCGTGGCCTTGCTGCAGAACTGGAGCATTTCGGTGCCGAGACTGGCCGGGCTGTCGGTGACGGCCAGCCCCATCAGGTAGGCGCCTTTCTCGTTCAGGTTCGGGTGGATTTCGACAGAGGTGAACACCTTCTGACGCTTCTTGTTCAGTTCGACCAGTTCAGGGGTCGGGTCGATCTGCACGAACAGGGCTAGGCGCTTTTCACCTTCCATGTCGACCTCTTCGGTCTTGGCGGCGGTGATGTCGCCGTACATCTTGAACTGACCGGTCGGGTCATAGCCCCGGATGTGTTCCATATTGACCCGGGCGCCATAGGTGGACTGGTTATAGCGCTTGGCCATCTGTTCAATCCATTCGCGGGTGATGGTGCGGCCATCGGTCGTGCCCCCTTCGACGGCAACACGGAAAAATTTGGACTTAGCCATGAGCTGGGATCCCTTTTGTGATTGGGTGGTGATGTCGCGGTTATGGTCTGGGTGACAGGCGGGATCGTGCAATCGGCGGCCAGTGTGTACGGCGCTGGCACACTGGCGCGGTGGAGTTTGGAGCGGTAGCGGCTGGGTAGACTGGCGCCATGACGACAGCACCCTTACTTTTCCCCCATATCGAACCCAGACGGCAGGCCATGCACCTGTTCTTTCAGGGCTACCCGCTCCGCGCCATTGCTGAATTGCTGCAGACGCCGGAGGGGACAGTCTCGACCTGGAAGAAGCGCGACGGCTGGGATGACATCAAACCCATTGACCGGGTCGACTTCGCCATCGAGGCGCGAATGTGCCAGCTGATCGCCAAGGAGGTGAAGAGCGGCGGCGACTTCAAGGAGATTGACCTGCTGGGCAGGCAGTTGGAGCGCATCGCCCGGGTCAACAAATACAGCAATGGCGGCAATGAAACCGACCTCAATCCCAAGGTGGCGAACCGCAACAAGGGGCCGAAGAAGGCGCCCGAGCGCAATGTGGTAGAGCCCGAGCAGCAAGAGCGGTTAATCGAGCGGTTCGAGTCGACCATGTTCGGTTACCAGCGCACCTGGTACGAAGCTGGCAAGCTGCACCGGATCCGCGATCTGCTCAAGTCGCGCCAGATTGGGGCCACTTACTTCTTTGCCTTCGAGGCGTTCATTGATGCCCTGGTGACCGGGCGTAATCAGATTTTCTTGTCTGCCAGCAAGGCACAGGCCCATGTGTTCAAGCAGTACATCATCCAGTTTGCCAAGGAGGAGGGGGTTGAGCTGAAAGGTGACCCCATGGTGCTGCCGAACGGGGCGCACATGTATTTTCTTGGTAACAACGCCCGCACCGCCCAGAGTTACCACGGCAACATCTACATGGATGAGTATTTCTGGATCCATGGCTTTCTTGAGTTCCGCAAGGTGGCCTCTGGTATGGCGATGCACAAGACGTGGCGCCAGACCTACATTTCCACCCCGTCCAGCCTCTCCCATCCCGCCTATGCGTTCTGGTCCGGCGCCAATTTCAACCGGGGCAAGGCCAAGGCCGACCGGGTCGAGATAGATCTGAGTCACGCCAATCTGTCTGGCGGCAAGCTCTGTGCCGATGGCCAATGGCGGCAGATTGTCACTGTCGAGGATGCGGTGCTCGGCGGCTGCGACCTGTTCGATCTGGAGCAGCTGCGTAGTGAGTATTCCGATGATGAATACAGCAACCTGCTGATGTGCGAGTTCATGGACGACACGGCCAGCGTGTTCCCGCTCGCTACCCTGCAGCGTTGTATGGTCGACAGCTGGGAGTTGTGGGAGGACTACAAACCTCACGCATTGCGTCCACTTGGCAACCGCGCTGTGTGGATCGGTTATGACCCGGCCAAGGGCGGTAAGGGTGATAGCGCGGGCTGCGCCGTGCTGGCCCCGCCGGCTGCACCGGGCGGCAAGTTCCGGGTGCTGGAGCGCCACCGCTGGAGCGGGATGGACTTTGATGCGCAGGCTAAGGCCATCCGGGCCATGTGCGATCGCTACAACGTTACCTATATCGGCATCGACTCAACGGGTATCGGGGAGGGCGTTTTGCAATTGGTGCGCCAGTTCTATCCCGCGGTGACTGCAATTCAGTACAGCGCCAACGTAAAAATGCAGATGGTGATGAAGGCGCAGGATGTGATGAACAAGGGGCGGCTGGAGTTTGACAGCGGTTTTACTGACTTGGCCCAAGCGTTTATGAGTATCCGTCGAGGGTTAACGGCTAGCGGCAGGATGCCGACCTTTGAGGCCAGCCGCTCCGAGGAGATCAGCCACGCCGATATTGCCTGGGCAACGATGCAGGCCCTTTTACATGAGCCGCTGGCAGGTGCCAACGGTGCCAATACCAGTTCTATGGAGTTTTTCTAATGAGCAAACGCCGTACTCGTCGACCCTCTTCATCCCCCACGCCACCGGTGATGGCAACCCAACAACCCGGAAGATCCATGGAGGCATTCACCTTTGGCGAGCCGGTACCGGTTTTATCGCAGCGGGAGGTATTCGATTACCTGGAGTCAATGCACAACGGCCGCTGGTATGAGCCGCCGCTCTCCCTCAACGGGCTATCACGGGTCTATCGGGCCGGGGTGCACCATGCCTCGGCCATCCAGGTGAAGCGCAACATCCTGCGCTCGTGCTTTATCCCTCATCCGAAACTGAGCCTGGCAGGCTTTACCGGGCTGGCACTGGACTATCTGATTTTTGGCAACGGCTACCTGCAGGCGGTGCAGAACCGGATCGGCGGGGTGCTGCGCTATGACCATCTGCGCGCCAAGTACACCCGGCGCGGGCTGGATCTGAACCAGTATTGGTGGATTGCCCAACCCGGCCAGGAGCAGGAGCTGCCTGCAGGTCGGGTGGGACACGTGATGGAGAGCGACATCAACCAGGAGATCTACGGCATCCCCGACTATGTGGGCGGGTTGAATTCGACCCTGCTGAACGAGTCAGCCACCCTGTTTCGTCGCCGGTACTATGAGAACGGCAGCCATGCCGGCTTCATCATGCACATCACCGACCCAACGCAGAACGAGCAGGATATCAAGGACCTTAAAGAGGCGCTGCGCCAGAGCAAGGGGCCCGGCAACTTCCGCAACCTGCTGCTCTACACGCCTGGCGGCAGCAAGGACGGGGTGAAGTTGATCCCGGTGGCCGAGGTGGCGGCCAAGGATGACTTCTTGAGCATCAAGAACGTGAGCCGGGATGACCAGCTGGCCACTCATCGGGTACCGCCCCAGCTGATGGGGGTGATGCCGAACAGCACTGGCGGGTTTGGCAATGTGACGGAGGCTGCCCAGGTGTTCGACGTCAACGAGATCGACAGCATCAAGGCCAGCCTGCTGGCGATGAACGACTGGGCAGGGGAGGAAATCATCCGGTTCAATCCGTACAAGCTCGCCGCCGGTACCGAGCAGGCCAGCCAAAGTGATCAGCTGCGCTGACCCGGCCAACCCATCCCGACCACCCCGCCATCAGGCGGGGTTTTCTTTTGCCCCGCACCTGGGCGCATCAGCGGCCCGCTGCTGCATCACTGATGCGGGCTACCCTCGCACCCTGGCGGATCCTTCCGCGAGCACCCGGAGCGACTGGCGCAGCCTGCCGCGCGGCGAGAGCGCGCCGCAAGACCTCGCCTCGCCTGCGCGCTTTATGTGTGGGAAATCATGCGGGTGAAAGACTGTGGCCGGGTGGCTGCTCCCCGCGCCAGCACTGGGCGCGCGCGACCCACCAGATCCTTTTTGTGATCCTTCACTTTCCGTCAGATCCTTTCACTTTTGAGGCCCCCGTATTCTGGGTGCGCAAATACTCAGTGGCGAGTAAAACAATGCGCCCCGTTTGTATCTGATTTTTCTATCAGGCACAAAACAGGGCGCGTTTTTATTGGTACGGACTTGGCACCCCGTTAAAAGAACAGGGCGGGGGACAACGCAAAGCGCTTGCTTAGCGCCTCGATATGTTGGCGGGTGAGTTTTTTGCCCTCGGAGATCCTTTTATCTAGCTCGATATCGTTTTGATTTTTCATATAAATACCCCTCATGTCTCAGTTAATGCCCATGTGCTGGTGAATGTGTCATCAGCGGTGCGATCTGGCAAAGTCACCCTGCCGCGCCCGGGTGTCCTTCCATACCTGCTTGGCGGTGGGGCCAGTGGGTAGCACCCGCTTGGCCTTCACCGGTGGGGTGAGGGTGTCGACCTCGCCCAGGTAGAAGGGAAACCAGGCATCCTCGAACCGGATGACCCGTTCCATCCGGTCGAGCAACTGATCGCAGATGTGGCGGTCGGCTGCCGGCAGGCCATTGAGTTCGCGGGTGATGGCCGTGCGACCCGCCGATCCCGGCGGGTGCTGCTGGATGATGGGCCAGAGCCGCAGGCAGTGCGGCAGCAGGCGTTCCACGTCGGCGCGTGAGATAAGGTCGGTCATGCGGCCACCGCCTTATCGCTTTGATCCGCAGGGTATTGGCGTACGACATTGAATGATGTGACTACAAATTCATCTTCTGGGGAGAAGATCTTGCCTTTCATGTCATCAAGAACATCTGAAATTGTCATGTCGTCTGGGTATATCCTTGTCAGCCATGAATATTGCCACCCCCTCTGAATCTCTTTCCAACCCGACATAAAATAGACGGTGGCGGGCAGCGCTACAGTTGTCGTTTCATCCCTTTCCAACGAAAGCGCCTTCATCCCGAACACAACAAACCCTGGCTTCTGGGCGTAGTCGGTGACGAAGGTGATCTCGCGATTGGCTTGGCGGCCGGTATAGCGTTCGCCGTCCCATTCATTGAGGGTGACGGTGTCACCCTGCTGAAAGTTGCGGTCTGAGTTGTCGCGGATCTCGAACGGCTTGGAGCCATCCAGTACCGCAGGGAAGTAGGTCGTTAGGATTTTCAGATCGTGATGCATGCGGCCTCCATCTCAAGCTGGTGCATGGCTTCGGCCCAGCCACCCTTGACCCCGTTGGTAATGGCTACCATGTCCAGAGCACTGGATAGCTTCAACTCCTTACCTTTCGCCTTCTCTTCCTTCACCAGCCTTTTGGCTCTCTTGCGGCAAAATTCAACAGTATTACCCGATGGGAATTTCAGGTTGTCGTTGTCGTGCTTCATGCCTCACCCCCTACCCGTTGCCGAGCCATCGCTTGCAGCACGCCCAGCGTCATCATTACATCAGCCAAAGCACGGTGAGCGAGGCCGTCAGTCACAACCTCTTGCTGTGCCGCGGCATTGGTCAGACGCTGCCAACGGTATGAGCCCTTGTAGTCATTCCAGTCGCCATAGAACTCTGCATAGGCCAACATTGCGCAATGAACCCCTGCGTCGGCAGTAACCGGCGTTAGCCCATAAAGGGCCGCAGTCTGAGCCATCAGGCGCATGTCATAGTCAGCGTTGTAGATGACCAGCGGCTTGCTGCTGATGAGCCGGCACAATTCATCGTGGATATCTGCCCAACTCGGTGCGGTGGCCACCATGTCATTGGTGATGCCATGGATGGCGGTAGCCTCTGCAGGGATCGGCTGTTGTGGCTTAACCAGAGAGTCAAAAACCACGTTACCCAACTGGTCGATGATGCTGATTTCCACTATCTCGGCTTTGTCATCGAGCCCGGTAGTCTCGGTGTCCAGGATTTGGCAGTTGAGCAACCAGTTGCTGGCCATCACACTTGCCTGTTCCTGATCGCTGGTCTGGTTCCAATCTATGTGTTTCATACCCTTCTCCTTACTCCACGCCCAGGCGCGCCCGCGCCTTGGCAATCTCCGCCTCATGGCG